TGGAAAATAATATTCAAATGGCGTTGCAACAAAAAAGTATAGAGTTAGAAGATGCTATTGATCTTAGAGAAATAAAAAATATAAAACTAGCTAATCAACTTCTTAAAATAAGAAGAACTAAAAAGCAAGAAAAAGATAGACAGTTGCAGCTAGAAAATATACAAGCTCAATCTCAATCAAATACTCAGGCTGCACAAGCTTCTGCTCAAATTGAAATGCAAAAAAACCAAGCTTTAACTCAAAGCGAGCTTCAGTTAGAACAAATGAAAGCACAAATTCAAGCTCAAAAAATGCAACAAGAAGTTATGCACAAAAAAGAGTTAATGGAGTTAGAGTTTCAATATAGTATGCAATTGAAAGGTATTGAGGTTGAAGGTATGAAAAGTAGAGAAAAACAAAAAGAAGATAGAAAAGACGAAAGAACAAAAATACAAGCTACACAACAATCAGAAATGATTGATCAAAGAAAAAGTGGTAAACCACCTAAAAACTTTGAGTCCGCAGGTAATGATATACTAGGTGGAGGATTTGATTTAGGTAGTTTTGACCCTAAGTAGGGATTTATTAATTATTATTATATTATATTATGGAAGAAAAATTAGAAGAAGTAGTTGAACAGGCTACACAAGAAAACCAACAAGATCCAGGTGATGAAAACGTGGTAAAAGTTGATGAAAGTAAATTTGAATCTGCAAATGACGATAGTGTTATAAAGGTAGATTTAAATAAACCACCAAAACCAGAAGAAAAAAATGAAACTAAAAAAGATAACGCTGACGACAGCGGAGTGGTTACAGAGTCTGAAAATGCCGAGCCCACACAAGAACAAGAAAAAGTACAGCCGGAAGCAGAAGCACAAGAAACTCCAGTACTAGAAGAAATAACTGAAGAAGCTACTGAAGAAGAAGTTACAGAAGTAGAAGAACAAGTTGAAGAAGCTATTGCTGAAGCAGAAGCTACTGGAAAACCAATACCAGAAAATATTCAAAAGTTAATGGACTTTATGGAAGAAACTGGTGGTGACATAAATGATTACGTTAAGCTTAATCAAGATTATTCAAAATTAGATGATCAAAATCTACTATATGAATATTACAGGCAAACAAAACCTCATTTAAACAATGAAGAAATTAACTTCCTTATGGAAGACTCGTTCTCTTATGACGAAGAAGTTGACGAAGAAAGAGATGTACGAAGAAAAAAATTAGCGTTAAAAGAGCAAGTTGCCAACGCTAGAGCCCATCTGGACGGGCAAAAGTCCAAATACTATGAAGATATCAAAGCTGGAAGCAAGCTTACAAGTGAGCAACAAAAAGCTGTAGATTTCTTTAATAGATATAACAAAGAGTCAGAAGCAACTCAAAAAACAGTTAAAAAGAACTCTGATATTTTTACACAAAAAACTAATCAAGTTTTTAACGACAAGTTCAAAGGTTTTGAATATAACGTCGGTGATAAAAAATACAGGTTTAATGTAAACAATGCTGAAGAGATTAAAAATACTCAAAGCGATATAAGTAATTTTACTAAAAAGTTTTTAGATAAAAATTCTACTTTAATAGACGCTAAAGGCTATCATAAATCTTTATATACAGCAATGAATGCAGACGCTGTTGCAAAACACTTTTACGAACAAGGAAAAGCAGATGCTATGAAAAATAGTATTGCTAAATCTAAAAACGTAGATATGAATCCAAGACAAAGTCATGGTAAAATAGAAGCGGGTGGTACGAAGTTTAAAGTGTTAGGTGATAATGCTGCTGATTTTAAGTTTAAAATTAAAAATAAAAATAAATAACAATTTAAAAAATAAATTATGGCAATTACAGGTGTTCCTTCGGGAACTATTGCTCCAGCTCCGGCACAACAAACTCTAGCTTCGAATTATATCGATTTTACGAGTACAACTACTGCTGGTTGGGCGCAACAATATTTACCAGATCTTATGGAAAAAGAAGCTGAGATTTTTGGAAACAGAACAATTTCAGGATTTCTTTCACAAGTAGGAGCTGAAGAGGCTATGACAGCTGATCAAGTTGTATGGTCTGAACAAGGAAGGTTACATTTATCATATACTGCTACAGTAGATGCTGATGGTGATACAAATGGTACATTATTAATTACTGCTGATATCGACGGTGATACTACAGTAGGTTCTACAACAAGTAGAACTCATGCTATTAGAGTTAATGATACAGTATTAATAGCACAATCTGGTGTTGTAGTTAAAGCACTAGTTGTTGAAACCCCAGATTCAAACTTGGTTTCAGTTGAACCTTATGCTACAGCTGCTTTATCAACTTTATCTGATGGTGCTGCTACTGTACTAGTTATTGGCTCTGAGTATGGTAAAGGTCAATCTTATTCTGATGTTACTGGTACTCACAGTTCTGATAGAAGAGAAGCTATTGAGCCAACTTTTAAGCATTTTGACAATAAGCCAATTATAATGAAAGACTACTACGAAGTTTCAGGTTCTGATGCTTCTCAAGTAGGTTGGGTTGAAGTTTCTGGAGAAGAAGGTCAATCTGGTTATATGTGGTATTTAAAAGCTGAAGGCGATACAAGAGCACGTTTTACTGATTACTTAGAGATGAGTATGATTGAAGCTGAAAAAACAGCTGCGAACTCTGCTATTGGTTTTGCTAATAAACAAATTAGAGGTGGTGCTGATGCTGGCGCTGATGGTGCTGGTACTGAAGGTTTATTTGCTGCTATTGAAGCTAGAGGTAATTTAACTTCTGGTGTTACTGGTGTTAACGCTGCTACTGATTTAGCTGAGTTTGATGCTATTTTAGCAGAATTTGATAAAAACGGTGCTATTGAAGAAAACATGATGTTTGTAAATAGAGCTACTAGTTTAGCTATTGACGATATGTTAGCTTCAATGAATTCTTATGGGGCTGGTGGTACTTCTTACGGAGTATTTGACAACTCAGAAGATATGGCATTAAACTTAGGTTTCTCTGGTTTCAGACGTGGATCTTACGATTTTTACAAGTCTGACTTTAGATACTTAAATGACAAAGCTACAAGAGGTGGTATTAATGATAGAGCAGGTAGCGCAGCTATCCGTGGTGTTATTATTCCAGCTGGTACTTCTTCAGTTTATGACCAATCGCTAGGAAAAAACCTTAAACGTCCTTTCTTACATGTTAGATATAGAGCTTCACAAACTGATGACCGAAGAATGAAAACTTGGGTTACTGGTTCTGTTGGTGCTGCTACGTCTGCGCTTGATGCAATGCAAGTACACTATTTATCTGAAAGATGTTTAATTGTACAAGGTGCTAACAATTTCATGTTAATGAACTAAGCACAATTATTTTAAAGAGTCGGGGCTTAGGCCTCGACCCTTTATTTTTATTAATTTTATTATATATTATATTATGGCAAAAAAAACAAAAAACACAGAAGTGGAACCAACTCCACAGGTTGTAGAACAACCAAAAGTTGAAACATCGGTGATGGAAACTCCAAAACCAAAAAGAGTTGAAAAGAAAAATCCAATACTAAGTGACGGTTGGGAATTAAAAGATAGAATATACAGATTAAAAGGTAGTAAAAAACCTATATCAAGATCTATTAGATCCGCTAATATACATTGGTTTGATCAAGAAAAAGGTTACGAAAGAGAACTTAAATATTGTCAAAACCAAAAAACAGTTTTTGTTGACGAAATGAAAGGCGATCAAAGATTAGAGCATATTATCTTTAGAAATGGCATGTTAATTGTTGAAAAAGAAAAAACAGTTTTACAAAAATTACTTTCATTATATCACCCTGATAAAGAGAAAATATTTTATGAAGAAAAACCAGTTGCTGTAGCAACAAATGAAATAGCTTGGTTAGAAATGGAAATAGAAGCGTTAAATGCTGCTAGAAATATTGACATTGATATGGCTGAGGCTATCATGCGTACAGAGATTGGTTCTAAAGTATCAGAGATGAGCTCTAAAGAACTTAAAAGAGATTTATTATTATATGCTAAAAGAAATCCTGAGTTATTCTTAGAGTTAGTAAACGATGATAATGTTCAACTTAGAAACTTTGGTATTAAAGCAACTGAAATGGGTATATTAAAATTATCTTCTGATCAAAGAACTTTTTCATGGGGTTCTAACGATAGAAAGTTAATGAATGTTCCATTTGATGAACATCCTTACTCAGCTTTAGCCGCTTGGTTTAAAACTGATGAAGGTATGGAGATTTACTCCAATATAGAAAAAAGATTAAATTAATCTAACTGTAGATGCAGTCGCTCTACGGGGCGATTGCAAACTACAAATTATATTATATGGAAAATAAAAAATCTAAAGGATTAGGAGACACGATAGCAAAAATTACAAAAGCAACTGGAATAAAAAAAGTTGTAGATAAAGTTGCTAAAGCAACAGGTAAAGATTGTGGTTGTGATAAAAGACAGGATACTTTAAATAGATTATTTCCTTATAATAATTAAAAAGAAATTATGGTAAATATAGATACAGTATATCAAAAAGTTTTAGTTTTTGCTAACAAAGAGCAAAGAGGCTATGTTACACCGCAAGAATTTAACTTATTTGCCGATCAAGCTCAGATGGAAATATTTGAGCAATATTTTTATGATTTAAATCAATACATGAGGATTCACGGTAGCGACCAAGAGTATAGTGATATAATTCATAATATAAATGAAAAAATAGCAATTTTTGAAAGCACAAGTTCAATTGGCAATGGAGCCATAGCCGCTACAGATTTATATAGACTAGGAACTGTAATATCTAACGGTATAGAAGTAGAAGAAGTTCAACAGAACGAAATATTGTATATGAACAATTCGGCTCTTTTGCGACCAAGCGCATCTAGACCTGTTTACATTAGAACTGGAGAAACAAGTATACTAACATATCCAGCTGGTATTTTTGTTTCTTGCACTTATGTTAGAAAACCAGCAAGGCCTAACTGGAGTTATGTAGTTGTAAACGGAAATGCAATGCACGATCCAGCAAATAAAACAGATTTTGAATTGCACGCATCAGAAGAAAACGAACTAATATATAAAATATTAAAGTTTGCTGGTATAGCTATGAAAAGAACTGATATTGTAAAATCTGGCGAAGGTATGGAAATTATGCAAATTCAACAAGAAAAACAATAAATAAATGGGATTATTAGATAACACAACACATAGAGAATATTACCAAGGTAATGATTTTGGAAATTATCAATTTACATCCTTAGAAAATATTATAAATCAATTTCAAGTAGCTTATGTTGGTGAAGATAAATTAATATCAAAAATAAAAAGAGTTGATGTTGCTTTTCATGCAATGAGAGCTTTACAAGAATTATCTTTTGATACTTTTAAATCTGTAAAATCACAGCAAATAGATCTTCCACCAACACTAGTAATGCCTTTACCTCATGATTATGTAAACTACACTAAGTTATCATGGGTTGATTCTGCTGGTATTAAACATCCTTTATATCGCACTAACGATACTAATAATCCGTTTCAAATAGATCAACACGCTGATGGTGATTATAAGTTTGATGTTGTAACTTCTGATATTGGTATTTTAGAAAACTCTGATTTTGCTGATACTACAAACGGCTGGAATATAGAATCTAATATGCCAAACGTTTTAGACAACGTAGATCAAGGTGGTATGGGTGTTGAAGATGGTGTTTTAAAAACATCATTTCACACAAGAGGTGGTGGTGGAGCAACTAACTGGGGTTATGTTCATGTTGCTTATCAAGCTATAGATGCTACTGGTATAAACTTTTTAGATATTTCAGCGTCTGGTACTGCTGATACATTTGTAGCCTCTGCTTCACCTAATACAAATACAGCTGCAAACGTTGGTGTTTTAAGATTTGGTTTAACAAGTCAAATTCCAGATACTTCAATAAAAGCAAATAGAACAAACAATGCTACGGTTCAAGTTACATCAACTAGTCCTAATGTAGAAACTTCAATTTTTGATCTTTTTAATGTTAGTGGCGATCCAAGTTACTTAGAGTGGGTTGGTCCTACGGCTGTTGGCTCAACTACAAGCGATGAAGAATTAATAAGTGTAGATGTAAGTCAATACAATACAGTTTACGCGGTTATAGTTTCTTACGTAGACTTCAACGTACCAGCTAGTGCGTCACAAACAAAACAAACAGGACAAGCTGCTTTTAAGGCAAATTCAATAGATAACGTAATTGTATCTCAAACAGAAGCTTCTAATAATTTAAAGCCAAAACCTGGTAATGAAAAAAATTCATCTACTTGGGATAGCTACAAGTCTCATACACCTTCGGAAAACAATACAAACGATTATCAAGATTATCAAAACGATATATATTGGCCTAACGAAGGTAAAAGATATGGTTTAGATCCAAAGCATGCTCAAGTAAATGGTAGTTTTTACATAGATCAAAGATTAGGAAGAATACATTTTAGCTCTAATGTTTCCGGAAAACCAGTGATATTAGATTATATAAGTGATAGTCTTGGTACAGATGCTGAAATGCAAGTACATAAGTTTGCTGAAGAAGCAATGTATAAATATATAATGTACGCTATATTATCTACAAGAGCTAACACAAACGAAAATGTTGTACGTAGATATAAAAAAGAAAGATTTGCAGCTATAAGAACTGCAAAATTAAGATTATCTAGTATTAAACTAGAAGAAATTACTCAAATTTTAAGAGGTAAATCAAAACAAATAAAACACTAGCACATGCCAGAGATGAAGCGTAATTTTACCGGTGGTAAAATGAACAAAGATCTTAATGTAAGACTTGTTCCACCAGGTGAATATAGAGATGCTATGAATATAGAAATATCAACTTCAGATTCTTCTGATGTTGGTACTATTCAAAATATATCAGGTAATATTAAAGGTTGTAATTATAATGCCGCGTCACAGTATGTAGCGGCTAACAATACTAATTTTACTTACGTAAGTCAAACAGAAAATCCAGTTAAACCAGGTTCAACAACAGTAGCGTCTATATCTGACGAAAAAAATAATTCTTTATATTGGTATGTTGCAGGACCAGCTTTTGAAGTTCCAAAAGATTTAGGTCCTACTGCAGATGGCGGTTTTAATGCTTCTACATCTTTTAAAGATATGATTATGCGTACTAATCACGATGTAAAAGTTTCTCCATCAAGATGTCAACCTGTATTTGTTGATCAATTTGCTTATTGCGCTGCTAATATAGCCGCAGATACCTCTACAGATACTATACTTCTTTATAGTCAAGATATCGATGGCAACGTTGGTGTAGATGAATCTATGTACGACAACATACAAGTTGGTATGAAAGTAACTGGTACAAGATGGGATCAAGATGTTTTAATTAAAGAATTTTCAAGTACTGTAGTAGGAGTTGGTTTTAAGAAAAAAATATCAGCAGTTTACGAATCTGATACTGCTAACATTACACAAGCAGGTACTACTCAACTTATAGGACCTAATCAGCAAACTACTGGATTAAGACTTAGAACTTGGGACAACGGTTTATCTTGTGAGTTTACTGATTCTTCAGATGGCGGTTTTAAAGCCAACACAGCTATAAATCAATATCCACCACCAGCAGGTCAAATTCAATTTTGGTACCCAGGAAGTCAAGCTATAGGTGGACCACAAGTTTTAGGCCAACCAACGTTGTTTCAAAATACTCCCCCTACAAACTTAGTTGTTGGTGCAACTGTTAAAATTACAAATCCAAGTACAACTTATAATATAGGTAATCCTCAGTTTGATCCTGCTACATTTACCTGGGTTGCTTCTAACCAAATTGGTACAATAACAAATGTTCAACTTGTTACTCTTGATATAGCTCCTTGCTCTGGCGCGGGTACAAAACAAGTATGGTTAATAGATGTCGATGGATACAGCAATG